CCGCCTGTAGGCACGATGATCTGTCCCTTAGAGGTTCTTGCCATTGCTTCCAATGCTTTTTCCTGATGAGGACGTAACTGCATCTATGCTCTTTGTTTGTATGGATATATTATAGCATAAAAAAAGACCCCTCATGGAGTCTTGTGACACTTTCGCCACTGGTTGTCTTAAAATATTATAGAGGGTCTCTTAAACCCTAACAGAGTTATGTATAAAAACTTATATTTCAACTAATCATGAGCATGGAAAGATTTCATTGTTCTTGGATATTTAATGCCAGCAACAGTAGAATTACGATTCTTTTGTGTTAATTTAGGAAGAGATTGACCACTTTCAGGTCTTTTCTTTTTATAAAATAGATATTTTTTAGTACTATTTTCCAATCTATGCCAAGTTTCTGAAGTAGATTGTAGTCCAGATAGAGCTACTTCATTAGCATACATAGATTCTACTCTAATGTTTACTGTTATTTCATCTGTAGCATGATAATGATCATAATAATTTCTTCCCTCAGTATAATAGTCTCTTCCAGTATAATCAACATATTGTAAAGTATAAGTCTTATAACCCTGTCCAGTCACATCATCTGTTGGTTGAATATTATAAGTAAAGACTCCATCTTGCCTATGAAAATTACATCCACCAAAACCATAAGTAACATACTTAGGCAGACTGTTACGATATTGAAAATAGAAAATTCTAGTTTCTTTACCATTCTGAGAAAATTCAAATCTTAATATACAACCATTTTGAAGTGTAGCTGGCCAATTTACAGGATTACTCTCTGTCCAGAAACCATGAACAATATGAAAATAACTTACATCTTCATTACCTGCGTTAGCTGCATGTTCAGTTATAGTTAAAGTTTGAATTTCACCAGTATCTCCAATATTAGTCTTAGAAGTTTCGTTAAGATATTGTAATGCTTCTGATTGTGTTAATCCTTGCTCTTGTTCTGCAAGACAAGCAATAACTCCTGTTACTTGAGGTGATGCCATGCTTGTTCCACTACCAGAAGCAAGTCCATATGCACTATCCCTCGTATCACTTATTATAGGTGACAAACCACTCTCATTAGCTGCGGTTGTTTTATTAAAAATAGGAGATATTATATCACTTCCAGGTGCCCAAACATCTACTCTCGAACCAAAATTACTAAAAACAGATTTATATTCATCTTTCTTACTACTAACAGATCCTACAGATATAAATCCAGGAGCAGAACTAGGAGTTTGACCTTGTTCGTAGTCAAATTCAATTTCTGTTCCTCCACTGGAGGTTTTATACCAAAGACGATTATTATAATCTACATGACCTGGAGTTTGAATAGAACTAAGACCATTACCAGCAGAACCAATAAGAATTACACCATCTGCAATACAATCCTCTATATCTAACTCTCCTGCAGAACTTCTTACAGGAATCTTATTATATGATCCCTTAACATTATCATATCCTACAGTAGCATTACAACCTAAAATTTGCAGAGCATATGCTTTACTTGTAGTGCCTCTTCCCCAAGTAAAGTCAAGAGTTGTTCCTCTATAAAGCACCTTAAAAACTTCATTAAGGTAAATGGTTCTACTCCACCCCCAACTATGATTAGTAATTGTTGGATTTCTTCTACCAGTTACAGGATTTATTGATTTATTCTTATGAAAATACCTTAAATAATCCCACAGAACAGTACTAAAATTATATACTCCAGCTAAATTACCATCATATGCCATATTATAAATGTTAGCATCTCGAGCCCAACCATTAGTATTTCCTGCTACGGTTCCTGCTACATGAGTTCCATGATTGCTATCATAAGCAGTCCAATTACTCATGTCACTATCAGTATAAGTATATGTTGATGGATGCCAACTATATCCGAGAGCATCTTTATACTGAAACCAGTTTATCTGATTAACCCTACTACCACCAGTTCCATTAGGATTGACTGCAAACTCTGGATGATCTGGATTAATATGAGAATCAACAATTACAACATCGACATTCTTACCAGAACTCGTAGTGCTAACAGATGAACCCATCAATCTTGGATTACCATCACTACCCCAATTAGCTACACCTTCACCATCAATAACTCTTTTTAATCCCCAATTTTTATCAGAACCACTAAAACCTCCTGTTGTTTTATTAAAAGGAGATGTTTGAGTCCAATTATATTCTGGACTACACCCCATCTCCAATAGATCTCTTTCAACACATACAACTCTAGGATCTTTTCTTAATTCCTCTGCTTCTGCATCAGTTAATTCATATTCAGTATTTCTACTAATTGGTCTTCTCTGAACACAATGACAACTTCTACTGGGAATAGTATCATTTCCAGTAGATTCATCCATTTGAGTATAGAAATCATCTAAATCGTTTCTATTTTTTAAACCAACAGTATAGCGGCGTTTAGTGTCTGACATTAGGGATTTAATTCAAGTGGAAGTAGAGTTAATTTTAATTCAATATTACGATCTGCACTATCTTGGTTTGCAACTTTTGCATATATTTTTCTTTGATTAGATGATGAAGATTCATTATTCCATCCAATAACTGCTGGAGTCATTAAGAACTCTTGAGCAGCTCCACTAGTACCAATTACTTCAGTAATCACACCAGATCCAGGAGTAGGATCTGCATCTATAGTTCTACCAGCATCAGCAGTTCTCGTAGCATCAGTAACATATATGACTACCCATGCAGGATAATCTGTTTCAACCTTCAATAAAGAATATGATCTGTAAGCACTGGTAATTTCTACATTAGCAGTTACACCAGCACCGACTGTTCCTTTAGCTTTTAAAAGAGTTCCACCAGTTTGAACTGTAAATTCTGCTCTTGCCTTTAGTGCACCATTTCCATCAAATGAAGTGGAAGTTGTAATACCAATAACATTAATTCCTCCTCCTTTTGTTTCAAGACGTTTAGTACCTGCACAATATAATTGAGCATTACTTTCTGTTCCATCATTATTAGCTACAATCGTACTCTGACCACTTCTTCCCTGTATTATTACATGCCTACCAGAAGCACCATTTGTATTTCCAATCAGGAGTCCCATAGTATTTGCTGCATCATTTGAAATTACACCAAAACCAGAAATGGAACCAAGACGTAAATCACCATGTACACCAAATTTTATTGCGTTATCGGCAGTTATATTACTACTATCACTAAAAGTAATCATTTTAGCATTAGCATCAAGATCACCACCTAATTGTGGTGATGTATCATCTACAACATTATTAAATCCACCACCAGCAACAGTTCCATTTTCCCACTTAGATGTTGAAGAATTATATTTCAATACTTGATCATTAGCAAGTGTACCAAAAGTAACATCAGATAATCCATCTAGATCTGTTACACCACCTGCAGCTTGAGCAACCCAAGCAGATCCATTCCAACATTGAAGTTGATTAACACTAGTATCATAAACTACTGCACCAGCAGTTACAGCTCCACCACCTATTGCGGTCAAGTTACCTTTTTGAGTTGCATCTACTTTAGGTGGTAACATATATGCTACATTAGCACTATTTCCACCAAAATTAACTACATCAGAAAAATCAACACATGATTTAAGTGATGTAATAGGACCAACACCAAGTCCACGTTTTATAATAGCATCTCTATTAACATGTAACTGAATACCACTTGGAATACCTAAAGCAGTTGTTCCTACTCCTACTGCACCACCAGGTGTAATAGTAAATCTACTCTCTTCTGTCTCATTAACACTAAACATTTGATCATGATAAGTTGTTCCTACAGAAACAAAACTCATAAATGTTGAAATACCAGTTGCATATAGTTTTGAAACAGTTGTAATACCAGACGAAGCATGAAGTTGTGCCTTATTACCTACATTAAAAGTATTAAGAGTATCCAACTGAATAGTTGGAGCAACTAAAGTGCCATCAAGAGTTAAGTTATTTCTAATATTAACATTACCACCAAACCAAGCATTATCTGTTACTGTAGATGTTCCTACCACATGGAATTGACGTTCAGGAATAGTAACTCCAATACCAATAGATCCAATTCCAGTTATACGAACTTTTTCTCCAGAATTAAGTGTACCAAATGATAAATGATCTCCTCTACCACCAATGTAAGGCATTTGAACACCAGTTTCATCAACAAATGAAATATATGCACCATCTTTGTTACTATTAAGTCTAACTAGGTCATTAGAATCATCATAAACATATAATTGTTTAGATGCTATGGCAGTATTAATTCCAACCGTATTTGCAATAACATCATCAACAGTGATGTCTGGGGTTCCTGATAATCCTCCAGCAGTTCCAGTAGCATTACCAGTTACATTACCAGTTAAAGCACCCTTAAATGTTGTAGCAGTTACAATACCAGCTGGAACATCAATACCAGTAGCAGTAATAGTTGCTGCACTTGCAACATTAACTGAGATATTAGCAGTAATAACACCACTAGAACTAATAGAACCAATACCAGTTACATTTGCATCAGAAGAAATAGTAATTTGACCTACTGTAGAAGCACCAGATACATGTGCATTAGTTGTATCTAAGTGATCGTAAACAGTGACCCCGACTCCAGATGTGGAAAGTCTCTTATCATTATTATGATATAACTCAACTCTTTCATTTGCCATAAACACAGCTTGAGTTAAATTAAGTGCTGCACTCTTAATACTTAATGTATTAGAACCAATAACTAAACCACCTGTGTGTAACGCATTATCTTTAATAGCATTATAACCACCATCTGCAGCTGCATGATAAATTTTTAAATCTGAAGCATCTCCAAATTCTGCTTTTACATCATCATGAAATAATGCAGTAGAACCAAAACCTACAGCACCAGTAAATGTTGATACTCCAAGTGTAGAAACACCAGTTACATTTAAATCATCAGTAGTTGTAATTCCAGTAACATTAACTCCTGAATCAGAGGTTGTTAATTTGATATTTGTATTATAATATAGCTGTGTCTCCCCATCATGATCAACATAAAATGATGTAGTAGCATCATCACTAGATCTAAATCTAATATCATTAGAACTTATTCTTAAATCCCCTGAAATATCATCTTGAATGTATGATCTGCTTCCATCATGATATAGTTTTAAATCTGAACCATCTCCATATGCTGCCTTAATATTATCCTTAAATATTAATGAATTTTCAGAATTATCCCAAGTAACAGAAGTAACACCAGTAGATCCATGTAAATGAATATCACCAAAAAATGTAGATAATCCAGTTCGGAAATTATTAACATTACCTGTTAAATCACCGTCAAATGTTGTAGCAGTTATAACTCCAGAAGCTCTTATATTACCATCCGATCTAATACCAACACCAACACTTATTAAGTCATAAGGATTAGCACCTACTTGAAAATTATTTGATGCAAGATCAGTTGCTATACCTACGTTACCTGTTAATTTACTAATAGAATTATGAGTAGCACCGTTATATGTCTGATTATAAGATGTCCACGGAGAAGTAGGAAGACTAGTTAAAGCAGAACCATCACCAGCAAATTTACCAGTAATAATCCCAGAAGAAGCATTCATTGAAATGCCACTACCAATCTTAACATCACCAAATGTTGATATTCCAGCAGAAAAATCGACGTTTTGGGCAGTTACTAATCCAACAAATTTGGATTCTCCCCTAACATCAAAAATCTTATCGGGAACTGTTGTCCCTATACCAACTCGTGACCCTCGAACAATGAATACATCATCATCAACTTGAACACCAGCTCTAAAATTGAAAGTCTTTCTAATATCAGACATTATTCGCCGTATTTTTTAGTTATTTATTATATTTCCTTATAGACATATATAGATACTTTTGGTATAATTAAGATTATGAGAAATATAATCAAAGAATCAATCTATCATCTAAAGGTAGAGACTGGATGGAGTTATCAATATCATCTATGGCACTCTATTCAAAATTCAGCAATTCTAATTAAAATATCATTTAAAAGTGTTGTTCATGGTTTACTACCATTTTTATGGAAAGCAGATGCACCCAAAGATGTTATTAGGTTATATCATACAATAATGAAAATCGAACATATAAGAAAAATGGATGATCTTAGAGAATTACCAAAAAGTGAAAGATACAAATGAAAATTATTATTGTTGGTGGTGGAACTACAGGTTGGGTAAGTCTAGCTTACCTAGCAGCAACTACTAATGCTGAACTAACTATCATCCATAGCGAAGAAGTAGATAGTTTAGGTGTAGGAGAAAGTACTACCCCTACCATTAAACATGTAGCTGAAACCTGTGGTATTGATGAAGTAAAATGGATGAAAGATGCTAAAGCATCCTTTAAATATGGTATTGAATTTTTAGATTTTAATAATATAGGTAGTAGATGGATGCACAGTTTTGATGACCTATTACCAGGTCAATCATTCCATACTCCAATAACTGAATTTGGTAAAAATATATTTAAAAAGGAAATTAGTTCGGTAGAATATTTTCTAACTCAAAGAGAAAAAGGAATACCAAATTATGATATAGATTGGTTTAATAATAGTCAAGGTGGTTGTGAATATCTCCTATCACGCAAATTAAGTCCATTCACCAAACAGAATGAATCTAATTTCAGTAAATTTCCAGGATATAGTTACCATATAAATGCTCAAGAATTTGGTAATAGTCTTCGTAAACATACTCCAAAACATCGTTATACTGAAATTAAAGGTCATATTAATAATGTAGAATTTGATGAAAATGGTGTAAAAAGTATTAGTCTAAAAGATGGATCTAAAATGAGTGCAGATCTGTTTATTGATTGCACAGGATTTAAAAAAGTTTTAATAGGTGACATGGCAGAATTTAAACCTTATAATGGTTTAATAAACAATGCTGCTATTTGGGGTCCAGTCTATACACAAAGTTATAGACCTAGTACACTAAGTATTGCTCAACCTTATGGATGGATATGGGAAACTCCAACATGGGGTCAGATAGGTTCAGGATATGTTTTCTGTGATGATTTTATTTCAGTAGAACAAGCAGAAGAACATATTAGAGATCATTGGAAGAAACAAGGTTTAACATGGAATCCATTAAAATCTAGTAAGTTTACAAGCGGAAGATTAGATAATATTGCGGTTAAGAATGTAATTAGTAATGGATTAAGTCAAAGTTTTATTGAACCATTGGAAGCAACTGCAATAATGGTTGCCTGTGTTACTATTAGAAATGCTTCAAAATTAATTAATAAACATAAAGGTTGGTCTTCAAAGGGAAGTATAATATTAAGTAAAGTGATGGCAGATTTCTTAGATGAGACAATGGAATATGTTTTAGGTCATTATACATTAACTGATAGAACAGATACAGAATATTGGAGAGCATATGATACAACAAATATATTAGAATCAATGTCAAATATGATTGAAAAGAAATTAAAAAAAGAATGGGTATATCATGCAGAAACTAACCTTAATGGTTATAACTGGGCTAGTATGTTAATTGGATATGATAAACCATATCTAGGCAAACTTCCTAAAATAGAAGAATGGCAAATAAAAAACTATGAATTCTATACAAAACAATTAGTTGAAAATTATAGATACCACTATCAAAATAATATGACAGTTAAAGATCGTTTAGAATATATCAACACTTAGTAAAAAGACCTAATACACCTTCACTTATATCTATTTCATATTCCCTATCAGGACATACAATACCATAATCAAATCTCGTAAGCTCTTGTTTCTCAACTATTGGCAAACCATCAAAACATATTAAATAAGATTCCTTTTCAACCTTTAATATGTTTTCAGTAACCAATCTACCATCCCAATCTTGTCCCTTATCTACTGTATTAAAACCCACCCAATAAAAATCTTCAAGTGCTTCTAACATTAAAGATTCATGTAAATGTTCTTTCATACTAAAAAATTGCTTTGATTCAACTATATTAAATCCTTCCTTAAATGGTATACCAAATTTTGCCTTACCATACACAACATAATGATATAAACCATGATTAACACGTTCAGGTTCTATACCAATCCAACCCTTCTGAGGTTCTATAGCACATAATGAAAAACCTTCATTATGATACTTTTTAAAATATTGTTTGCAAATTGCTTGAGTCATAATTTTACTTTATTCAAAACAATCATATAATTCTCATAGTTATTAGGAATAATACGTTCATTAGGTATTACTCTAATAACCTTAAATTTTTTAATCATTTGATTGCATACTACCCCAACTAGTTGCGATATATTTAGTTTGACCTATAGGTGGATTACCTCTATGAGTATGTGTAAATGCAGCAGGAAATATAATCACTCTACCTTGAACTGCATCAATTCTTTTATTTAAATATAAAAATTCAGTCTCTCCAGCATTATGAACAGTATTTAAATATAATTGAACAACTATTATTCTTGTACAAGCTATTGGACTACCAGTTTCAAAATGCCAATCATGAAATCCACCACCTTCAGGAATCTTTTTTAATTTAATATCATGGAATAGGTATCTTTGATTTTGAAGAATACTATACTCATCAAAATAATCTTCAACACACTTATGTAAAGTAGGAAAGAAACTCTCACCCACCCAAGACCATGCTTGCAAATCATATTCATGTGCCAGATTAATTGATTTATGATCTACTTTATGTCTAAATTTAGTCTCTTGTATTAAACTACGATCCTCTAATTTATCCATATAATCCATATACCTTTCACATTCATCTGATGTAAAAGCATTATCATATACTTTAAGACAGTCTTTCATAATAAAACAAATTGAAATTTACAATGGATTTACACCAGTTGCAGTGTCTCCTACTTTACTACCTGTTCCTGATTGATAAGGACCACCACTATTTGAATAGTTGATAGCAGTAGCAGCATTTTCATTTATTATAGCATATCCATTATCACCACCTTCACCACCATCGCCACCTCCAGCATCTCCACCTGCTTCAGTTCCATCACCTGCATTAGATGACGGTTCTCCACCAGCACCTCCTTCACCTCCTTCAGCACCACCCTTACTACCACCAGCACCTCCTCCACCACCATCTTGTGTTCCACCATCTCCACCATCTCCAGACTTTTGGTTTTTCCATCCACTACCTCCAGTTCCACCTTCTCCTATAATAAATCCAGCACCGCCGCCACCGCCGCCGCCACCAGCAGTATGATCTTCAGCTTCTTTACTTGGAGAATTCCATCCGCCGCCACCGCCGCCACCGCCGCCGTAACCTGCTTGAATATATCCTGTATTATTAATATGAACTTTATTATTTGATGCACCAAATTCTATGCCTAAAGCACTAGATCCATCTCCTCCACGACCACCAATGGCCTCATCACCACCTCCAGAAGAACCAGCAGCACCATTTCCACCATTTCCATATATCTTTCCAGATCCACCAATATCAACTGAAACAGAAGTACCTGCACCAGTAGCCCAAGCACCATTAACCCACTCTCCAGTTGTTAACGCACATGCATTGCGAATACCTGATTGAGCAGCAGATCCACCAATAGTCTGATTAACATTAATATAAATTCTACGTCCAGCTGTATTAGTAGGTCTACTCCTAAGACCACCAATAACCTTTACATTATTTGTATTATTATTGTTATATACAGTTTTTGCAACTGAATCATTATGAGTAATTTTAACAACTACATTTAATCTAGAGTTATAAAAATTCTCAAATGTAATTACACCAGTTGAAGGAATATCAGTATCTTTATTAGGACCTGCCAATCTATCCAATTTCATATTTGAAAGTGATCCATGACTTTCATTTACTCTATAATCAGCAAAACTTACTGTTCCAGTAGGTCCAAATTCGTTCCTAATGTCATCAGCAGTTATTATATCACCTGTAGATTTATTAATTGGCATTTTTCAAAAAGATTTTTAACTTTTTATTATTTAGTTTGATATTCTTCCCATATACTATTCCAAACATATTTTCTATACTCTATGTCTGGGATATGAGTGTAACTTAAAAAATCAACAGCATAAATTTCATTTGTATTCTGATCCTTTATATAATTTTCTGGATGGTAATCTAGAAAAGTCCAATCAGATTTACATAAAACAACATCTTCGTAAATAATTTTACTATCATTTGGAGTAAGTAAATTATAAGAGCTCTTGATATATTCCATTGACAATTCAATTATATCATCTTTAACAAAATAGTCAAATTTAGGAATAAGAACTCTATTAAATCTTGATTTATTTAATCTTTCAAGTTTATCTATAACAATATTAATATATTCAGAGTTATTACACTCTATCTTTTTAGTAAGAGAGAAAGAAACATTTACATTTGCTTGTAAAGTACTTTTTCTGAAGTATCCTGTTGCAAGAGTCATTAATGAGGAATATGTCCTAGAAGTTATATTATTTGTTCCTGAAGTAGTTTCTCTTGTTTTATAATCACTAAATCTTACTGATTCACTTAGAGAACCAAACTCATCTCTTATATCTTCCATAAATTTAATATTGTTTCCAATACTTTGGATCAATAAACCCCATAGAATATTGAAGTTGATCTTCTTTTAATGTCAATATAATATCTCCAACAATTGCTAATCTCTCTCCAGTAAAATCTTTTACAACTGACTTTGTAGTATGTTTTATTCTACTAGGAAACAAAACTACTGAACCTTCAGGTGGAGACATATCAAATGTAACTGAATTCAAATTAGTATATTCATCAATCATAACCCTTTCATCAAGTTTATTCTCAGAATGAGATCCTAAAAAAGGAGTAAATTCATTATAAGGTGAACCTAATTTTAATTTATGTGAGTTTGGTGGCATATTCAAATAATAACAAAATGAAATATGGCTTGGTGAATGTATATGCCAAGGTATTTCATTCTTACTACTTCTTGCTCTTGATAACCAACTCTTTATTATAACGTAATTAAATATATCTTTATATCTTAGTATATCACAAATATAAGATTTTACATGCCCATAAATTATTTCTTCAAATAAAGGATTTAATGTGTCCTCTAAGTGAAGCAATACTTTACCAGTGTTCTCACTAACAGTATTATCATGTTCATTGACTTCATAGTCAAATTTAGGATAAACCTTATAGAACTCTTCTTTATGTTTTTTGTGATCTTTCACTTCCCCAACATAAATTGTGGTGGGGAAAATAGTATAAATGTGACTCATACTTAATGTTTATGTTTCTTTAGTTCCTCGACCTCTGCTTTAAGTTCTTTGATTGCTTCAATTAGAAGTGGGACAATATGTTCGTATTGAACTGTCTTATAATTCTCATCAACAGGAGCAGGAGAAACTACTTCTGGAAGAACTTTCTCAACTTCTTGAGCAGATACACCAGCGTATCTAGTCTCAGTATCAAATCCTAGTGCAGCAGCAACTTCGTTATGATTATAGGTGAAACCATTTAAAGAGTCAACCTTTGATAATGCATTAGTAATTGGTTCAATATCAGTCTTAAGTCTAATATCAGAAGTAAATGCTCTAATATTACCAGTTACATCTAACTGTCCATTCACAGTTGTGTTACCACCAACACTCAAAATATCGCTAATAGTTGTTGTTCCACCAGCAGAATCAATTGTTAGGTTTCCACTAGCAGTATTAATTGTATTTCCATCAATGTTTATATTATCAATATCTGCTTGACCATTAACATCAAGAGTACCAGTTATGGTTGTACCATTAGCACTTAAAGTAGTATTTAATGTTGTGCTAGTTCCTTCGACTCGGAAATTATTGCTAACCCAAGCACTTCCAACAACACTAAGACCATAACCAACATAAGCACCATCAAAATTACCAGTATTAGTAGCATGAAGTAATCCACAAGTAACAATACCTGAAGTATTGAGATCAAATCCACTACCAGTTATAGTAGTAGCACTATCAGCATTACCTTGAAGATCACCTATGAATTTTGGAGCAGTAACATTTCCATCAAAGGTTGCAGTAGATCCAATAGCAAGCCAACCATGACCTCTAGTGTTTGTATCAATCATTGCTGATGAATCAAACGTTGCTGTTCCACCAATAGCAATCCAACCATCAATAGTAGCATTTGATCCAGCATCAATAGCACCACCAATCGTAGTAACACCAGTTACACTTAAATCTGAAGTAGTCGTGATTCCAGTAACTAAAACACCAGAAGGTTCTGTTCTGAATTTTTCATATCCATCCCAGTACAATCTCTGCTCATTTTGAGTAAATGCTGCTCTAAAATCACCAGTTACAGAATCTCTGATCTCAACAAGACCAGTCGCATTGGCACCAATAACAAGTCTCTTACCATCTTTTACACCGAGAATTATAGGATCATCAGCATAACCATCACCTTTATAAAGACTCATCAAAATGTCATTACCAGAATCAATCCGATAACCTTCATTAGAAACACCTGCTTCTAGTATTACAGATCCATTAGTTATATTAAGAGTATCACTAATCCAAGTTGCACCACCTACATTTAACCTCTTCTCGACACCCATTCCACCTTCTAATACTAAGCAACCATGATCCTTACTACGAAGTTCTGGAGAAGAACCAGGAACAATAGCATCGGTATCATCAAGAATAGTAACAGCAGCATTTAATTTTAAATCACCAACAACAGTAAGACTATCATTAATCTTAACTTCCTTATTGAAAGTTACTGGACCATCAAACTGAGATAGAATCTTATTAGTTCTACCACCCTCAACAATCAATCTTTCTTTAACAACAACTTCATCAAAGATAACTGATGACCTTGAAGGATCTTCACCTGTGACAGTAGGAATAGGAGCATCAAATGTTTGCTCTTGACCAGTTGCAGAACTAACTCTCTTATTACCAATAAAGAAGTCACCCCTACTATTCATACCAGTATAAACAACTGTTCCACAAGATCTTTCTTGTGATTGTGATAAGAAGTCTTCTCTTTCAGATAAGGTTCTAACTTGAACCTGAGGTAGACCAGTTGAATAGTTACCTGGTCCATAACCAACATATTCAAACGTATGACCAGAAGCACGAATAATAGATGGTCTACGGAATTCAACAGGTAATGGTTTAACTTTTCTAATTAAATCATTAGCAGAATGACTTTGTATAAGAGTTCCTAATGCACCACGAAGAACAGAAATATCCTCACTAGCACCTAAAGTAGAGCTAGTAACTCTCATTATTTCACTACCAACTTGTATATAAGATCCTAATGGTAGTCTGGTTATAGTTCCAATACCAGAATTTGCAGCATCTATTCTAATAGAAGTTCCAGTGGTTATATCAGCAATAAGTTTAAAGCTTTCACCATCATATAAAGGTAAACCTCTTGCACCAAGATTTTCATCTGTTTTATCTGATATTGCGTCAGCAGAATCCATTCCATGACGTAATATTCTACCAGAAGATACATTAGAAACTAATCTAGGACTAGTAAGTGCACTAAATTTAACAGAAGTTAATTCTTCCTTAACGTTAAAATCACCTAACCAGTTATTACTAGAATCTACCACTCGGAATTTAGATCCAGCAACTAATCCATGACCTGTAGTAGTTGTAAATGTACTAATTCCTGATGTGGATTCATAAACACTACTTACTACCTGAGAAGGACCAAGGTTTAACGCATATTGCCCTACTAAAGGTATAGGATCACCAGATGTTCTGGCAAGACCAACTGTAGTTGATGTTGGAATACTAGTAATTCTTCCATGCCAATCAGAAGCAACACTAAGACCTGTTATTTGTAATACATTTGCCTCATCGCTAGTATATGAAATACCACTAGCAGCAACAACAAATCTTGCATCTGCATTACCATTACCAATCTTTACTTGTTCAAAATAATATGTTCCAGCAGCATATCCAGAACCACCAGATGTTATCTCAGTAGATGTAACCTGACCACCAGATACAACTACTTTTGCAAGTGCTCCAGACCAAGAACCTGCTTGGTTACCAGATAAAATTCTAACATTATAATAAGTTCCATTTGTATAACCAGAACCAGGTGTAATAGTACCAGTTACAAGTCCTCCTAAATTATGTCTTCTATCAAATGTAAGAGTAGCAAGAGTAGAAGTTGTTGATACATTACTAATCCTAAGACCTGTACCAAAATCTGTTAGGAATTGGTCTACAGATTCTCTAGTTATACTCTTCTTAAGTTCATTAGTGGCAACATCACCTATAGGAGTTCTCTTAGCAAAAGATTTTGCTGCTTGAGGATTATCCTCAATATTATCTCTATCTCTTTGAGGATAAAGGTCAACAACACTCTGACTATACTTAAGATCAGTAAACTCTTCAGTAATAGTATTATCTGCTTTTATAACAAATATATGATAGATACCATCTTGAATACCTTCAATATATGGTACTATTGTTTCATTTCTATAAACATAGAAGTTTGATCTATTATCATTCCTCTCAAATCTAGGTGATGCTGTTGTTCTAGAAGATGTATCATTAGTAGATGTGCTAGGAACTGTATGTGTTACTCCATCTACATCAGTTGTTTTATATGTAAATGTTTTTTCATCAGTAATACTTGTTACTGCAAATGTTCCATTATATCCAAGATCATCCAACCCTCCAGTATTTGTAGTATCAGTTACATTATAAACAACAATATGTTCACCAACTTTTAAGTTATGAGGAAGTTCTGTATATACAGTAACCGTATACGCAGATACAGTACATTTCTCAATAAGTCTTAAATTTTTATTAGTGTCATATTTCTTATCTGCATTTGGAGATAGGGTTGTTAATGTAAAATCAGAATTTGCTATAGCTCCTGTAGAACTAGATTCCTGAATAATAAATGATTCCTCTGGATCTTTACCATTAACAGTCTCTCTAGGAACTACAACACGTAGTTTATAGACTTTTTCATCAAGACCTCGTGGATCATCCTTTCTTGAAATATATGTTACTTGTGTTTTTGCACCAAGACCAATATTACCACCAACACCATAAGTGCTTATACCAGAATAAATGGTATTATCATCACTAGTATGCATATACCAATGATTATTATTAGGATCCCATTGAATAGGATGTCCTATATCACCAGAATCTTTATCATGAACTCTACTTTCAACATATAAACTGGATCCACCAGTTATTGTAATAGCAGTTCCATTCTGAGCATTTGTTTTATTAGATGCTACTTTAATCTCAGCATTATTTCCTTGATCTATAGCATAATAGATTATATTATCCTCTAAATTCTCAGGAAGATCTGCATTATCACTAAAAACTCGTATCTTTTCACCAGTTTTAATAGAGTTTGCCCCTAAGTTAAGCTTATTATCAACTATTGCAGATTGAACAACATATTTTTTAAAACTTGATGTTGTTCCCTGAGATAATGTTGTTGCACCACCAACAATATTATCTACCATATAAACTGGTGCTGTACGAACAATATCCACATTACCAGGAACATCAAATACTTTTACAGTAATTTCATCATTTACTTTAGCACCTAAACGGTATCCTAAAAGAAGTGTTGGAGGTGGATCATCTTGGTTATTAAATCCATGTATATAAAGATGACTTGATATACCAACAGCAGTAGTAACACCAACATCAATTGCTGCCCAATCAATATTAGTTTCACTTGATGTTATTGCTCTTGGGGTAATAACACTAGTAACGAAAGCAGTATTATCTTTATCAAATGCCTTTTTCTTAAATCCATCAGATGATAATGATAATTGTCCAAAGTTAGAGTTAGAGTTTGTAATTGAAGCATCACCACCACTTCTTACATCAAAATGTTGTTGATAACCAATAGCAAATACTGATACTATCTGAAGAATTGCATCATTAGTAATCTTAATATGACTAGTTCCCCAACCTTTTCTATAAACAGCTTGTGAATCTAAATGATAAACTTTACCTGCATCAAGAGATGATGATTCTGATGCTAGAGCAGATCCTCTAACAACATTACCAATATTCATACTCTGATAAGAACGAGAAGTCTTATCATATTTTACAAATGCTCTATCATCTTTCTGCAATGATATACCAGTGAACTGAGCAACAACCATTGATTTAAATCCAGTTGCTCTGTTACCGTCAGCAAGCATACCATTCATACCCCATACAGAACGCATGGAGCAGTTAAAGATGTATGGAGACGCACCATCAACATTATCAGTTTCTATAGTTACTGTTCCATTTGATGCAAATGGTTGAGTAGCTAAAGTTGGTGAAACGGTTGGTAGAACATAAGTAAATTGAGTATCACTAATTACATTAGCAACCTTAGTTGAAATATTATATGCTTTCTCAGTAATGTTTTTAATCTTTATAGGAGTTCCTGCATTTAATTTATGAGGAGTAACCGTTGTAATTGTAATAATTGAACTAGGTGTATTTCCATCACCAGATTGAGCAGTTAATATTTTAACTGGATCTGATGCAAATGCACCAACAATTTCATATTCAGGTCTTTGAGGAGCAAATCCAGATAGATTTGTAGGATAAGTATCCGCAGCTACAATATCCCTACCAGAATCAACACCATAAGCATTAGATAACTTAGCATAATACATTGCTAAGTCAGTTCTAGTATATCCTGCAGGATCATTTACACCATCTGCATATTCAAAACAAGTTAATTTGTGGTGTGAGAATGTTGGTTTTGATCTATTTGCTAAAGTAAAATTTGAATTATCTGTATATACTATACCACTTTCATCTCCATCAAATATAGAGAATTGCCAGAAGTAACATGCACCAGTTACTCTAAAGATAGCACTATCAGGAACACTAGAGTCTGTTGGGTTTGGAACATACTTTGGTTTAACTTTAGTCTTTCTTAAGTCGAGACCTACAATAGATGTACCACGAGGAATCATTACACCACCGTGAACACTATTAAACTTATAAAGAATATTATCTTCTTGTGTTAAATCAAAATTAGATGATAATGTTAATGATAAAGTAGTAGCAGGAGAAACAGTCCCTGAAGGAGATATTACTTGTGCTGCACTAGAATTACCAGGATCTACCCTAATCCCAAATCCTGGTCTATTATCTATTACATGTTCTCCAGGATATACAAGAACTGTCGTCTTTTCTATAATATCATTATCATTACCTCTCAAATAAGAAAATCTAGCAGATTCTAATAATGCTCGTTGAATCGTCTTAAAGGGTTGAGTTAATGAATTTCCCTGGTTTGATACTGAATCTGTAGAATCAAGATCATTGGGATTGACATAAAGAATACGACCCTCAGTATTCTTTATGAAGTTTTCCAGCTTATTAAGAGGCATCGGATTTATTCTTTGGTCAATACATTTCTATGTTTTATTTATTCCACCAGATCTTCGTCCGAATAATAATACTCCATATCGGGTGGTAAAAGCTCTGGATTTTCTATTTCTAAGGGAAAAAACTCAGGATGAACCTCTTCTGTAACCAAATAACTGAATGATCTATACATATCATTTTCGTCATAGGTTCTATTTTCATCTGCTATCTTGCATAAGTCTTCATCCCACAAGTGTCCATCAGGTAATTCATCAAAAGTAAATGGCATCTCATTAATGAAATACATTTTGACTATTTTACTACCCTCACTAAACCAGCAAAATTTAATGGAAAGTTTATACACAGTCTAACAAGCGTCGTTGTTTAACTCAGTGTGCATTTTAATAAAATCTGATTCAGAAGTTTCCTTAACTTCTTCTTCTTCACTAACAAGACCTTCTTTTTTTAATTTCTTGTAATTATAACATCCATCAAAACTTAGTCTGATTTTGTCCATAGTGTAAATGTCTAGTCGTCATATTTAGACAGTTTTTAAATTAGAATATTTTATTCTTTCTGGATCAAGTAACTTATTTACTACTTCTAAGACATCCATAAATTCTTCTGTAGTTTCACATACAATAGTTCTTTCTTCCCCATCATCAGAAATGATCAGAAAGGATCTATTACATACATCAATAATTGTGCGATTTACCCAATCATCATCCATTACAAATTACTCCAAATCAAGTGGTTGAGTCAATTTAGGTGCCATAGGATCAAAACCTTCTGGACCTGGTTGAGTCTCTTCTTTTAAAAGATGTTCCAATACATCAACAGCACCTTGTAATCTAATAAACTGATCTTTCATTGCTGCATATTCTTGTTGCACTTCAACAAGTTTTGATTGTAACTCCTTTCTTTGTCTTAGAAGATCTTCTAATAATTCTTTTTGATCCATCTTAAAAATATCTTATTTTTATATATTATATACTAAATACCTAAAAAGTCAAGATGCCACAAAAAGTATTCCAAAGAATAGGTATAAGGAGAGATAATAATCTTTCAGATGTTGGAAGTGCAGAAACATCATTAAATAATCTTTTAAATGGTCTAGTTACAAAAGCATCTCCTGCTAAATTTATAAGTCAAGATTTAGATGCGATTAGAAATATATGGAATATTAATTTAGATTCTACTGGATATCAAGCATTTATTGATAGTGCAACCGAATCTACAGAATCTACAGGAGGAGGATCAGCACCTGTTTCTCCTGCCATTACATATCAGAACAAGTTAGATAAATTTAGAGTTTTTACTGGTGAACCAAGATTAGCAGGTGGAAATGGACTAACAGCAAAATATTATGACTCAACACAAATAAATGAAAATTCCACAGATATTTTTAGTGGAACACCATATAAACAAGATAACTTTTGGCAAAGAGGACATTTTAATTATACTGATAAATTACATCCAGCATCAGCAGACAGTGATGGTGGAATTTTATGGGAAGGATTTTTTATACCAACACAAACTGGAATATATAATCTTTCTATTAGTAGTAATAATTGCTTTACCTTTGATTTTGAGAAAGAATCATATCATAATACAGGGTCAGGAACAAAATATGATGAAATAAAAAGAATTCTTCATACAAAAACTGTATCTGGATCCAATGCTGCTGGTGTAGGGAATAATATCATAATCTCAGCAGCAGATACAGTTAATGTAGCTATTGGTATGAGTGCCAGTAATTCTGGAACTAATCAAATTGCTGTTGATGCAAAAGTTAGTGATATTAACACTACAACTGGAGGAATTACTTTTGAGAAACCTGATGGATCCAATTCTGTAGCAGGAAATTTTAGTGGTAATGTAACTTTCACAAAAGTAATGGGTCAAGATACTAGTATATCACACTCTACATATGTTCTTAAAGAAACTGAGAAATATTCAATAAGATATCGCTATTTTATTCCAAGTTCATTAAGTAGTAATACATCAGAAAAAAGTATTAATTTTAGTTATAACCGAAGTGGTGATACTGGAACTGGAATTCCATTTTACCTTTTATATGGAACAGATTATGACTTTAGTGATGCTGTAAAAGGTGATTTTGCAACATTTTTAGATACTTCTATTCTTTTTGGTGGAGGACAGATTGGTCTTACAGATGCAGGAGGAACACCCTCTAGTAAAAATGATTATGTAAAGGTAAGCACTACAAAGAAATTTGATATAAAATATCAACCAAAAACATCATATAGTGATATAGAAAGAAAATCTGCATCTTATACAACAGTTAATGGATCTCCAATTTTAAGTATAACTGATACATCAAATATAGAAGTAGGAAATAGGGTATTTGGAACTGGTATTGCTAATGATACAATAGTTCAAGATATTTCTATTAATAATTTTGTAATTTTAGATAAAAATATGACTGCTAGTGGATCCAATACAGTTACCTTTATAGATCATCGTGGATTTGTTAAAAATGTAACTGGATCCACAAGTGGAACCACTTTAACAATATCAAGTGGTGATACTGTAAATTTAAGAACTGACATGCTTCTTATTTGTAATGGATCATCATCCTATACTGGTATAACAACAACTGGAAATAGTTCAGAAGTTAATATTTTCCCATCCCAAACTATTGGTGCTAATACAGAAATGTATTTCTACCAGAGTAGGGGATTAATTAATGATTCTTTAGGTGCATTTTGTACTCCAGAAGACACTGAATGTTTAGTAGTAACGACTGAGACTAATTCTCCAGCAACTACAATTCCAGTTTCAGGAACAGCAGCATTAGATGGTTCTGCTACATATCGTGTTCTAGGATCTCAATTTGCAGCTAATACTCAAATAACCACAATTAATACTAATAATATTGTTATTAATAATAATACAACAGCAAAATTACTAGTAGGAGAAAAGGTAACAGTAACAAAAGAATCTAGTGATATTACTGAAAGAGTATTATGTTGCCCACCTTTAGATACTTCTCCACCATTTACTCCAACAGAAGATGGACTAGCAACAAAAGCTATTCGTCCTAACATGAAAGTTGATAATGGAAATATAAAATTTGATTCTTTGACTGCTACTGGTATTGGTACTATAACAGCATTAAGTACTGACCTGTCTGAAGCATCTAATAATAAAGTAACTATTGATACTCCATCAGGAACATTTAAAATTATGTGTGAATAATTATTGTTTTAATAAAATATAATAAGTTTCTCCATTAATAACTACTGGCATCTTATGAGTATATGATGTAACACCACCTAATGATTCAGATACTTTAGATATTCCCTCAATTGTTATACTATTAGCAAAATTTAACTCACCTATAGCTACTTCATTACTCCCAGTTTGTAAATATCCTGTCCCATCAGCACTTCCTAATTCTTCCCAAGGATTATTGTCACTTGAAAATGCACGAGTACCAAGAATGAATACTCCAGGAGACTTAGCATCAGCCAAATCAGTTGCACTATCATTAAATGCTAATGGATCTTCAACTTTAACAATACCTTCAAATTTTACATCTTTAGTTGCAGAAGTATCCTCATTACCTCTATATTTTTTAGTAATACCATAATTTATATTTTCTGTATTAGTTTGTGTTACATCAAACATACCATTAAGATCGTTATTACCAGCAAGAATAGACCAATCATCATCCATAAGATTATCTGGCATCACATAATTAACAAGATTCTCTCTTGTTACTGCTTCACTTCTACTAAAATCAAACCTAACATCACAAGTTCCTGCAAATCCTACTATCGCTAATCCAGATGAATGTGTTGAAGGACGTAATGAAAGTTTAAATTTATTTACTGCATTAGAATTACAAACATAATAAGTAGATGATACTCCAATAATCCCTTCCCCACTAAATGTTATTGTTTGACTAACTGTAATAGGATCATCATTAGTAAAACAATAATCTGAATCAAAAGTAAAAAATCCATCAGTAAGAGAACTATAACCTACAGTTCCTATATTTCTTAAATTATTTTGTATAATTCTTAAATCTCCTGCTATACCAGCACCACCAATATTATTCAATGCAGTATCATCTGCAGGAGTTTCTTCTAAATTTAAATCTTGTCTATAACCCTGATTTGGAATTGCCATATTTAAGCGTGTCTAATGTCCCAACCTTTTGTTTCTAATATTTGTATATATTCATTAGCAGCTCCATTAATAGGTGCAGCATTACCACGAAGATCTATAGTAACTCCACCACGTTTAGAAGATTGATAATTATCATATAAATCTTCTAATATATTATTAATAGATGATTGTGGTAAACTATTATTCTGAAGTGTTAAATATCTTATCTGAGTTATACCTGTAAATGCACCTTTCTTATAAGAAGTAAATTGATTATTATACATAACCAAATAATACATTCTAGGACATCCTGCAAACGTTGGTATCTCTCCAGTGATTTGATTATTATGACACCAAAAATATCGTAGGTTTACTAAATTTTCAAATGCTTTCAATCCAGTAAAATTATTATTATAACATCTTAAATATTGTAAATTACTTAAATTCTTAAGAGCAGGAATATCATTAGTAAGAGAATTATATTGAAATTCTACATAATAGATATTAGGATTACCATTAAAATCTGGCATATTTCCACTAAAATTATTATAGGGAAATCTACAGTATGTTAAAGCAGGACAACCATTAAGATTAGGTAGTGGTCCTGGTGTTCTATACCATGTAATCCAATAAACATGATATAGCTTTGGTGTATATGTAAATACGTTTGGATGTATATTAGCAATTATTGAACTACTACCACGACTAAACCAATAAAAATTCTGCAAATCTCCTGTATTTTGGAATGTTAATTCTGGAAGTACATATGAAGTATCAGTAGATCCATCTGTATTCATTCCACCACCAGACATACTACAATATCGTAAATCAATATAATTTAGTTTAGGATTAGTAAATCTTGGAAAAGGACCAGTAGTTCCCCAAGAATTATACATGTAGAGAGTTCCTAAATTACTACAATTATTAAACTTATAATTAGTGCCAGAAAATAATGATCCAAAACTTCCAGAACTATAAGCATAGAATGTTCCTAAAGAAGTTTTTCCTGACATATCAGGTAATACTAATGATGTAACACCTATATTGACATAATTAATAACATTACTAGAAATTGCAAATGTTACTGGAGAAGTAAGACTTCTATTATAATGTAACTCAAGTCTAGTTAAAGCAGTTGCATTCATTATATTAATATTACTACCAGATGGACTAGTATCAAATGTTTTAAAATTATTATTATACATTCTATAATCAGTTATAGAACTAGGTACATTTGGGAGTTCATCATTAGTTTCATTCATTAATCGTCTACCCCAACTGTTCTGGAGATTTAAATAATTAAGATTAGGAAGACGATTTGCTATAACATCACTATCTGTAAGTTTATAAAAACAACTACCCATCGCAAATGTAGTTACAGTAGTAGGAATTTTATTCATTACAGCTGAATTTAGTTTTCGTTCTGTAGAAATTTCAGAGTATATAAATGGATTTTTATGGAGAGTTAACTGAATTAAATTTGGTGCAATATCAGTAAAATCTGGAAATGTAGTTAATTCATTATAAGCAAAACTCAATATAGTTGCATTATTAAACTTAACAATAGGCAATTCAGTAATACCTGCTGAATTAAGATAAATCTGAGTAATTTTATCTGGATTATAATAAAATTTAATAAATCTTTCTTTTGAGACTACAGATCTATATCTAACATAAGTATGAGTGCCACCAAAATTTTCAATAGTTGATCTTCTACTTGAATCATCAGTTTGTTCTATTCTCCAACTTGCCTTAGTGTTCTGAGTAAGAGAACTTAAATATATGTCTGCATTTAAATTTCTAAAAAATCCAGTCCAAACTACTGGAATTCCTTTCATAGCATAAAGATTTACTGTTTGACCACCAATATTAGTTTGTATTTTATGAGTAGGAAATTCTGAATCAAATTCTTTAGCTTCTGGAACTAAAGTTGTTTGTAATCTATTTCCAGTTACACCAGACTGAGTACCAAATTGTAATTTTCCACCAGTAGATACCCTTACTTGTGCCCCATATGAAATAGGAGAACTTGCAGTAACTGGATTCGCAGAAGAACTCCAAGAACTAATTCTAGAAGTAGATATATCTGCTAAAGCAACAGATCTAGTTCCAGTTCCCAATCCTTTAATATATCGATATCTTATAGCATTACCATCAAATGCACCATTAATATTCAAATTACCAAATAATATTATATTATGTCCAGCTCTTTTCTGTAGATAATTTTCAGAAATTTCTGAATCTTGATAAAATCTTCTAATCTGCTTATAAATTGGAACACTAAGTCCAGAAAAACTAAGCCAATCACTTTCAGAAGCACCTTCAGAAAAACTACCACGAATAACATCTAAATCCTTTATATCTAAAGTTAAGGATTGTAATGCAATATTATTATCTTTTACATCAGCTAAATTCCTTGTTACTTCTAGACCGAATATTATTGGATTAGTTAATGCCATTATTGCTCACCATAATTAACACTCATTTGTATATTACCATTACCAACTCCTTTTATTTTTTTTGCAGTAAAAAATGTTGCTTCAATATTATTATTAGTTGGTAATATAGTAATTTTATTTGGACCAAATACTTTAGTCATATCAACCTTTTTGGTTGAATTTTCACCAACATAAAAGACATCTTTTAATTCAGATGTTCTTAATCTTTGTGTATTTTGATTATCTATTATTGCAGATGATAACCTATCAATTTCTAAAAAATTAGTAGGTGCTGATCCATCAGTTTCTGCTCTATTACTGGCATTAGTAAGTTGAACATTATTACCTAAAGCATATATTGGAGAAATAGTTCTAGTAAAATCCCCAATTTTTTCTTTTATTGATATATTATTAATATTAGCATTATCTCCTAACTTTGCAACAAAATAAAGAGGATATGGATTATAATTATATAACTTTGTTACATCTCTAGAACTTGATTTTAAACGCATAGGTCTTATCTTTATTGTAATATTACTAGTTGATCCTCCAGTAAAGGGAGTAATGTCTCCACTAATTTCAATATAACTTTTTTGAGTATTTCCATCCATATATGATATTGGCTCTCCAAAAAAAGTAAGTGTAGTGATCAAAACTCCATTACTTTCAATAACAACTTCCCCATTTGTAAATAAAATACCAGAAGGAAATGCACCCAACTTACGTAAATAATATTTACCTGATATTCCAGTTTCTGGATTAGTAGTTAATTGCTCAAGATTGGTTATATCTTCAGGATTTTGAACAGTTATTACTACTTTAGAACATGTTCCTCCTTCTATACCACCAACCGTAGGAATCCTGAAATCTATTTCCATATTAGGATTTGGATTTTGTCCACCATGAGTCTCACCTACTTCAACACCATCTATATTAATAGATGAATAGTTATGAGAATGATAATCAAAAAGAATATTCTCATCTGGAAGAATAGTAGTACTTATACCAGAAAGATTCCATCCATCTAATACTGTTGGAGTTGCTGGATCAATATCAGGAACTATATTAGTAACACCAATAGCAAAGTCAGCATAATGAGAGTAATCATCTCTAGGATCTGGATTAAGAAATTGAATTGTAATTTCTGATCCTGTCAATGGAGTAGCAGATGAAACAATAGCATCATTCCAATTACTTAATCTAACTTGATGAACATATACTGACGATCCATTAACATCTGACGGTATTGATACTGGAGTATTTGAAATTGAATCATAATAAAGAGAATCATCTGCAATATTTCTTGGTGCTCTAGCACCACCAGATCCACTATATCCCCATGTTTGTGCAATTATATAACCACCATCACCATCTGGAGAACTGAGATTTTTCGCATATGCATTCCATATTGTAGGTGCAATAAATTTAGCACCATCATCATTCTTATGAAATGAAGTTCCAAGTCCAGAAACAGGATCTATAGCAACTAATCTAGTTGCATCTAAAAAAGCAACATTTACATATCTACCATTAACACCTGTTTTTAATCCTGGTGTATAAACATGACCAAATCCAGGACATGCTTTGCATCTTTGAACTCTTATCTCAGCTAAACAATCTGAGGTAATTGTTGCAGATATTGGAAATAAGGATCTTTTATTCTCTATTTCTTGACCAACACTATTAAGCATAAGATCTTTACAGGTCATTCCCAATAAAGTCTCTTCATTTACACTATTAACTATTTTATTACCACTAGATGAAGAATTAATCTGTTGTGTTCCTTCATCACCACCATCAATATAATATGATGAACCATACTTATAGAGATATTGTGGTGTTCTTATATCAGAAGTATTAAATATATGCAATGAATATCTTAATTTAAAATATGAATCTTGTAAACATGGTTGATTAAGTGAGTTTTCAATAACAAATGTATGTACAACAACCCATCTAGCTTCTCCACTACTTACAGGAATATATGCATAGAATCTACATCCAATAGCACCATACCAACCAAATTCAATTTTCCACATAGTAACATTCTTGGCAATAATACCATATCCTGAAGGTCCATTACCATTTAATGGATCACCATTAAAATTATCTTGAGGAACTTCAATCGTATAATATTTTTGTGGATCACCAGTAATTGGATTTTTATCTAATGGATCTCCAGATACTTCATATGTCTGATCAGTTAATGAAAGACCACTTCTCTCTAATGCACTAGCATTTAATGCAACAGTACTTCTTCTAACAATAAATAAATTTCCTTGTCTTATTTTAAATATATAATGATCTGTTGGATTACCAATACCCCACTCTATATTATATCCAGAAACTGATTCTGTAGATGCTCTCACACCAAAAGTAAATCCACTTATTCTTCCTGGTTGATATCGAAAAACCCTTCTAGATTCTAAAAGAGAATATGAAGTTCTAGCATCCGCATATCCAGGTCTAATATCAGTAGCAGTAGGATAATTATCTTTAAAAGTTTCCGATAAATCTAAAATACTTGCAAATAAAAATGGTTCATTTGTTATTGGATCTTTAAGTTCTTGTTTTAATAAAGATCTCCATGTTTCAGTCCATACATCAACAGCAGCAAAAGAAGCTTCAGTACTTGCTTTATATCTAACAATACTATTATCAACATCTACAGTAGCACGATTTAAAAATTGATTTGTCCATGTTGATGGATATGCTGCACCATTAGGTCCACTATACCAATCATATAAATCATTTCCCAAATTTATAAATTTAATATATTGATTGTAAAAAGTCTCATTATACCATCCTAATTCTGCAGTTGCTGGTGGAAATGGAAATGTATGAGAAACAGGAAGTGCACCCAATTTAATAGATGATTCTGATGTTTCCTCAATAACTTTTCCAAGATATCTTTTACCATATATTTCATTTACTCTTTGATCCCACTGGCCAGCAGATATTCCAGTACTAAATTGAGTAAATATAAATTCTTCATTATCTAAACCATAAGAAGAAACATCTGAAAATAAACTAAGTTGTAATTCTGCTCTATTAACACCTAATAATGTACTACTTACTTCACTAGTTTCTGCGAATTGTTCTTCAATTGACCATGCAGGATCAGATTTTTTAGGTGCATTAGTTCTTCGTAATACATCTATAGTTCTTGAACCAACATTTCCCTCAAGATTATTTGATATCCTATATCCACCAGATCCACTTCTACCACCAGTAAAAATAGTTCCATCAGGAATACCAACACCACTAAGTTTATCTCCTGTAGTAACAATACCAGCAGCATCAGCAGGAGCAGCAAAAGTAACTAAATTAGTACCAGCACTCCAAGATATTACATAATTATTCAGAATTGTAGTATATTCAATTCTATTATATGTGTCCTCTTCTGAAGGGAAAACAATAGGTGTTGATCTATCTTTTCCTTGATCTTTAAGATTATAAGTCTCTGTCTCTACAAGTAATTCATTACCATATTCATCAGTTAATTTCTGACCTGTCGCATAACTATAAAGAGGCTGTTTATTATCGGGAATAATAGATATTGGACGTTTATCATGTCCAATCTTAACATCCTTTCCTCCATTGGTCATTGATCACTGTTCCTCCCAAGTTAAACTAGCAGAAACCTCAGTTGCTGCGTCTCCAGCATTATAATTAGTCTGAGATGATGCTAACAAGTATAGACTTTCAATACTATCCGTTAATGGGAATGAAAGATATTCTTTATTATAATCAAAATATGGTGCTAAATCAAACTCAGCACCAGAAGCAGGAACAAATATAGTTGCAATTACTGTTCCTGTCTTAGCAACAGGACTTCTAGTTTGTTGATCAACTTTAATTGATGAAAGTCCATCCATAGTAAAATCAGTTCCAACTCCAGCAACTGGAGTTCCAACTGGACTAGCATTCTCTTCTCTTAAGAATGGTTCTTTCGCCATCAAAATTATTTCATCAGGAGTAGATTCTAAAGCATAGAAAGTATACCCATTATCTGTAATATTTTTAGTTCTATCATATCCTTTATTTTCAAGAAAACCAAAAACAGAGATTTTTTTCTGTGCTGGATCATTTGCATAATAACCCCTAAACCAACCATAAGTTCCTCTTCCAATATCTCTAACATACTCAGCAGAAGAAGCAGTATCAACATCATCAGAATTAGTTACACGAACACTAATTGTAGTAGATGTCTTAGCTCTAACTATTAAATTCTTACTCCAATCTCCTGATATATCATTACCTTCCTTACGAATACAATTATCTGCTGCTGCAACAAAAGTATGTGCATTTTGATTTGTAGATGGTTGAGCAGGTAATACCTGAATATCAAATTCATCGGCATCAAAATTACTACCTAAAATAGTTAACCAAGATTGATATGCTGGATCTGATCCACCACCAGGATTACCACTACCATATTCACGAGGATATGTCTTTTCTGCATCCTGGCCAGTTGCATTATTAAAATTACAACTAAGAGTTAATGAATGAGGAGCAAATTGAATTTTACTACTTCCTGCCGACAAACCATGATTTTGAGTAGTTTTAATATGCATAATACCCGTTGTAGGGTTATATGATGATCCTGATATATCAATACTTAACGTACCATTATTAATAGCACCGTCATTAGGATCTCGCATTGGATCTATTTCACGAGGATATGTATGAGTGGAAGCATAATTATCCAAACTACATGTAAATGCAAAAGTATTCTTCTTTAATCTAACTGTAGTAGAATCAACTGTAAATGAACCAGTTCCACCATCAATACCTATTGTTAATAATCCTGTATTAGAATCATATGCTGTTCCTGTAGCAAGAACATCAAAAGTTGTTGAACCATTATCAGTAGTCACTATATCATTAACATTACCACCAACATAAGTATGTGCTCCACCATAAGTCGTTAATGGAACATCTACTCTTGTTGGTTTTCCTCTCTTACCAATACCTATCTTTGAACGTAACATTGGACCATTAATATTAGTTACTGCTGCGTCCGTCTGGAATACTGGAGATTTAATTAAATCTAATTTAACAACTCCATTGGTAGATCCAGTCGATAATCTAGTAGGATATACTTGAGTTCTATTTCTTACTAATTGTCCTGTGCTACTTGCTATAAAATCTCTACACTTTAAACCAACTAGGGAAGATGATCGTTGTGATACGATAGTAATTGTTTGACCATCAGATAAAGATGAACTAATAGGAGCATTTAAATAAAGTCTATTACTACTAATACCAACATGAGTTATTTCAATATTTTGATCTAAAGGTTGTCCAGTAATTACTTTTGCACCAACATAATAAGAAGTTGATAATCCAGAATTTGGTCCAGCATAGATATACGGTTCATTTGCATCAGTAGCAGTTGATAATCCTATATGAGTAGTTGCTGCTCCTGTAGAATGATCATTATCTATAATAAAGGTTCTCTTATTACCAAATACTTCAGTAGAAGTATCATTAGCATGACTAAAGAGTTTTACAGTTCCTCTATCACCACCATCAATATAATATGAAGCACCATACTTAACAATATGCTCAGACCCAGATTTGTACATTGATACTCCTCTAAGGTTATTGGCATAACCCAAAGCATCTGCACCACCTCCACCATATATCATATATGTAATAGGTAATGTAGCATTACCAAGAGAAGCAATCTTAAGTTGGTTAGATGCCCTTAAATGATGAACTCTAACCCATCTAGCTTCTCCACTACTTACAGGAACATATGCAAGGAATAGAGCACCAACAGCACCATACCATGAGAACTCAATCTTATACATGGTAACCTTGTCAAAGTCAAGATCCCAAATACTAGTATCAGTTAATACTTCATTAGTTGCAGAATCTAAAACTTTAGCACCAGGTTTATTTGTTGCCACTGAATCACTATACAATAATGTATCTGTTAAAAAGTCTAATCTATCACCACTAAACCTTGATCTTGGAATACGATATTCATATACATTCCAATAATCCATATCAACATTCTGATTTACCCAATTATGATAAACACTATTTACATTAATAATTTCTTGCTTAAGTGTACCTAATTGAGCAACAGTCGCTGCTCTAGTGTCAATATATCCCTCTTTACTACCTGTAGCACTTTCATAAACATAAGGGAACATACCAGTTCCAGCAGAATCAGTATTTGCATCATTAGTTTCTATTGAAGTATATTTTGTATACTGAGAAGATATTGTGGTTCCACGACCAACAATAGTAGTTAAACTACTTGTTAATGGTTGGACAAAAGGAACTGGTGTAACTAAGCTATGATTATTATAATCTGTTCCAGCAGTTAAACCAGTAACTGCCTGTTCCCCTGAAGAACTTATGTTTATTAATCTAGCAGTAGTTACTCCAGTTGAAGTATTAACTGTAACATTATGGAGTTTATAAATCTTAGTATCTGTTAAACCTGATATTGGATCTGCATTTAATCCTTTACTATATCTAACATGTTGTGCTGTAGATAATCCAACTGCCCAACCACCAGAAACATAAATTGTAGGAACAGTAGATACACCAACATTAATAACAAATTGAGTTGTTGAATTAACACCAACAACATTATATCCATTAAATGCTTGATCTGCTCTATTAGGATATACCTTATTAACAACAGACCCTGTAACAGTACATGACATTGTTATGTCAGTTAATGTTAAGAATTTACCTTTATGGAAATTATGAGGACCATTTGTAGTAATGGTCATTAATCCAGTATCAATATTATATGAAGTATGACTAATCTGTTTTGCTACATTAGGTAATGTAAGAATTGAATTACCTGCTGTAGTAGTTACTATACTAATATCTTCCTTCGTTTCTGGTTGTAGTATAGATGGGTCATAACAACCAGCATGAGTCATTAAGAGGTTATCTCTCAAAATAACTAAATTACCAAATTCTCTAGTTTTATAACCAGCAGGAATTGATACAGGATCAGTAGGAATTACAGTACCAAATCCATGATGTGATGCTCTTGGTCCTAAAGGATCTGGAGGATTTGTGACACCAAAATCTTCAGTTTGAACAGTAGGAAAAGCTAATGGATTAAATTGAGTAGTTGATTGAGTTCTTCTAACTACACAAAAATTATCTCCCTTACCATTATTTCTTGTTTCCCAATAATATCCATCATACTTATCAAATATTCCATATTTCCTAACTGCTGGATTAGCTATTCCTGTTCCAGCATCTGCAATTGTAGTAGTCTTAACACCAAATGTAGCAGCAGAAACACGACCTGGTTGGTATCTAAAAAATCTTTTTGAGGTTAATAATGCAGATTTATCAGCAGGAGCTTCTAAAAGTGCTCCAGATTCCTCTGGGATATGAGTCAATCCATGACCCATAGTAGCACCTACACCTTGATATGGACCACTATTACCAACAGTTCCATATTGTTCAGGTGATGCTGACCATTCTGTAGGGTTTACATCATAGGTATTAACATCAGCAAAAATACCAAGTGCAACTTCAGATCTAGGAATACCAAGAAGTGATAACGCAACTTCTGATTGAACCTTATTCTGTTCTGCAACAGGAATTGTTGATTGGTCACTAGCAATAACAACAGGTATAGATTTAGCAGACTTTTGTTGACCAGGTGGGACTGGAGCTGTTCTACCTACAACGGTAACTGCTGTATTATTATTAACATTTGTGTTATCAGGCATTTAGTTAACTCCGACTCTTCCTTTTGCGATAGTAAATACTTTCCTCTTGTATATGTATCCAGTTTCTTCACCGTTAGCTCCACCAGTAGAATTTACAGCAGTAGTTCCTGGATTAGGATTAAATCTCATTTCCAATTTCTTGAGAATTCCATCAACCTTTTTCCCAACTACCATTTCTTGAGAACCAAGATCAGGACTAACTTCATGACCTACCAATTTTATAAGATCACCTTCAGCAAATGAATTAAAATCATTTGAATCAGTAAGAGTAATTAAATAATTAGTACATCCAGAACCAATCTGAGTACCTCCACCACCACCCCATACTGCAGTATCAATTCCAACATATGTTGAAAGTCCTGTAGGAACACTTTGATATTCAGATGCAACAATCTCATACCCTAAAACTGAACCAATTCCAATAGTATTAGTTTGTACATCTGTTAAACCAACTTGTATATAACCATTTTGTTTTCCATATGCTCCTGTTTCTGGAGTTAATAAATTTAAAGGCATAAATGTAGATCCAAGACTTACATCTGTAGCATTGGTTCCAGCCAATCCTACCATAGTTCCTATTCCACCTATAAGTCTATCAAGATGAACTGCTCTTAAATCTTTTGGTTCACCATCTTCTAAGAATTGAAGAACTGGACCTTCAAAAGTTGATCCTCTAGTAATAGTAACATTAACACCATCCCAATCACTATCATAGATATCTGGTGATGGTAACCATTCATCAGCAGGTCCAAGCATAATATTATTAATCGTTGTAATCTTACCAGTAGCATATGATTCAAGACCTGTGCCACAATTTCTAATAATATTACCAGTAGCAGCAACAACTGTCGAAGATGAAACATCAATAGAACCAGGATAATTTTCAATTAAACAACCATTAAGTCGGAATACCTCAGAACCTTGAGCAGTTAAGGGTCTATAATAATATCTGTCTGAAAGACTACCATCAACAAAAGTACAGTTCTCAACAGAAACACGTTTTGATGTATTGAGATATAACCCAGAAGCTGAACTGTTTCTAATCTCAATATCTTTAATTAAAGATGAAGATATACCCTCAAGGAATATAAGATAATTTTGACTATCTGCAGAGAAATTAATATTATTTACATTATTACCATCAATTGTTAAATTTTGAATAGTTATATCCTTACCATTGGTTATACCAATTCCAATTAATTTACCATCTAAAGTTAATGAATTTCCTCCACCATCATTTGGATCATTACCAAAATATTGCTTCTTAATTATAGTATTTTTTCCATTACCACTAATAGTGAAATTAGTAGGAATAGTTAGTTTATTTACTAAGAAAGTTCCACCACTTAAAGTAAGTGTATTTCCACCATTAGCAACAGTTGTATCAATTGCTTGTTTTAGTGCATATGTATTATCATGAACTACTTTAACTGCATTACCAGAATTTAAATTATAATTACTATTCAGAGTAATGGAACTAGAATCAATAGAAACTATTTCATCTATATTCCAACCTTTAAATGATGATGTAGATGCTACAACAGGAAAATGAATTTGATGTGTAGTAGTTCCACTTCCTACAAATTCATTAGAAATACCCTTTCCAGCCCATGCAGTTTGATCATAATTACCATAATCTTTCCAGTTAATAGAAGAGGTTGTTGAATCACCTAATTCCTTTCTGCCTAAAATACCAATTAATTTTGCTTGTGCAATATCTGCATTACCAGCATTACCAGATCCTACATATTCTTGACGATATACAAGAAGTCCATTATTTACACTAGATCTTGATAAAGTTAATGAAGAATGCGAAGAAGCATTCATATCATCAAGAGTAGTTCCTCGAATACCTGCTGCTGGTAATGCTTGCGTTGCTGGACCAACTATTCCACTAGTTAAATTATATTCAGCAATCCAATAATAATAAGTTCTAGTAGCAGAACCACCAACAGCAGGAATAGGTGTTGAACTATTTGCATTTGATGCAGGAGCAGAAATAGTAGTAGAATCAGTGGTAGGTGTAGCACCAAATACTTTTACTCGATCTTCTAGTTGAAAATTAACAGTAGAAATTCCACTAATAACTAATTTACTATCTGTTATTGCACCAGTTCCTGAATATATTGTCCCATCACCAATAACACCAGTACTTCTTAATTGAACAGGATTCAATTGTGAAGGATCAACAAGCTCATACCCTGTTGAATCACCTTTGACCATTAATACTTTATTTGGTCCAAATGTGGGTTCTTCAGCAGTTCCTATAGGTAAATCTGCAAATTCAAAGTTCTCATAACTATTTGCAGTTATACTACCAGATGCTATTAAATTTGTAAGTGATAAATCACCAGCAATAGTTACATCTGATGAAAATGTAGCAGTTGTACCAACAGCTATCCATTTTCTAACTGAAATTTTATCAAAATTTATGGGTATACTATCTTCACCTTCATCAGGAGGAGAACTAAAATCATAATTTAATTTTCCATAGATAAAAACATTCTCAAATACCGAATCGCCAGTATTTACATTTTCATTATCGATAGGAAATTGAGTTGTCATATTATTACCCGAAGAATTTTCCTACACCTTTGGCAACACCTGCTACCAAGTTCTTTTGAACATAACTACCAGCAAATGCTTGAAATAAATTACTTGTTCTAAGAAGATCACCAATATTACCACCTCTTGTGGTTACATTAACAGACTGTCCCGTTATTTCTACACTATCCGTTCTTCCCATTTGAGCAAATCCAACTTGAACTTGAGAACCTTGAAGATATAAACCATCTTTTGCTTCTATAACAATTTCTGATGCTTTAAGTAAAAGTTTACCACCATCAGCATTAATTGAAGCATTGCCCTTATGAGCAGTCATAATTAATGAATTATCTTCATCACTATTAGCACCACCAACATCTATCTGTAGTGTTTTACCTGCATGTATACGGGATAATCCACTACCCTCATGTAGAGATTGATTATATTTTACACCATCTGTAGTTTGAGATTGAAGAAAATAAGCAGCTTTACCAGGCTTACTATACCTATCAGTATTAGTTTCTATTAAAAACTTTTCCCCAAATATATCATATTGCCTTTGTTGATCAGACATAATTAATCTTCACCTCTAGGGAAATTACCAATACACTGAACTTGTTGTAGAACCTCTTCTTGAGGTCTTGTTCTTGTTCTAATTTTCATTATTGGACGAAGAACTAACCCAAATCCATTTTTAGATACTACCTCAAGATTTGGAAGAACATCATACGCCAATTGTTCTAAAATTTCAACATTTATTACTTGACCAGTATCTTCATTTACTATTAACTTTAAATCGTCAAACCCTTCAATTACATCATCAGTATTATATTTAGTTCCTGGATTGTCAATTATCACATCAGAAATATAAACTTCACTATTATCACCATCTAATACAGTTGTTTGAGTAATATTACCATCATCATCAGTAACATTATCAACAATCTGATATGAATCTGTTGGATAATTCTCACCCTCAGATACAATTACTACATTAACTACATGACCATAAGTAGGTGAATTAATATTTGAATCAATTGTTGCTCTACCATATGCACCATATCCTTGTCTACAACTATCAGTAAATGCTATTATTGGTTCTTCAGTGTATCCTTCACCAGGAGAAGTTATATTTACACCAATAATACTACCAGTTTTTTTAATATCTCCGTATATATCTTCAGGATCTAAATGATTTATAAAATTACCAAGTATTACTTCACCAGCAGCACCTACACCCTTTCCTCCACCAAAAAATTCTATTTTTGGTGAACCACATGCAAATGGATTACTAGTATTACAATTTCCTATACCTTGATTACCAGAATCTTTAACTTTAGAACCAAAAATACCCCATTCACCAACATTTTCCTCAAAAGAACTTAAACCACTACTAACTCCACCTAAAAGTCCATCTTTCTTTGATTGTAAAGATGCATTAGCATTACTAGCAGCAGCAATAGCCTTATCAAGTTTTGATTTTTCTTCTGTCTGAGTAGCACTTTTATTTGGTCCAATATCTAATGTATGTTTATGACTAGCAACTAATTTAGGTGGACTCTCACATCTAAACAAATTAGAAACTTTTTTAAACATATTCATACCACCTAATATAGCATTCTTAATACCAAATACAGCACCAATTGGACTAAGAATTTTCTGAATAGGACCTAAAAAAGGACTAAGAAATCCATCAACCATATTAGCAATCTTACTAGTTAATGCACCTATAAATTGTTGTGCAACACAAACAGCAGTATTAACAACATTCTTAACTAACCCAGTAATCATATCTTTTATGGTATTAGTTAAAGCATCTGTCATCTTTGATGCTAAACAATCCATTGCACCAAAAAGACCTTTAATAGGTGAAATTAAAGAAGTTTGAGCAGCAATAACTGCAGCAAGTGCAGCAGGATAAGGTTTAATTATCTGAAACATACGATTAGCTAACTGATCCATGCCACCAGATAAAAATGGTACCATTTTATCCGCAACTGCATTACCAATTTGACCAGTAAACTGCTTTGCAGTTCCACTTATTTTATTAACTACTGAGTTAATTTCACTTGGAAGTTTAACACCAAAATTTCCTGCCTTAGTAATATTATCCATAAAATTACCCAAGTCAGCTTCAATGGTTTCATGAAAGGTATTTTGATGAGCATCAGCAAGAATAATTACATTTCCAGAAGTAATAGAAGCAGGAAAAACTTGATTAATTTCAAAATTTTTATATTCCTCCATTCTTTTAGTAAACGCCAAATAATCTTGGGCACTTCTAGAACCAGATGTTGTTGGAACAATATCCTTTAATGCAGGATAACTTTCTTTTACCGCACCGATAATATTCTGAGAGTGTTTATCAAGTGGATTATCTTTTATAAGCTGGGTAAAATATTTTGTTTGTTTGTTATTTAAAAATGGTGGAGCAGCTGCCGTCATTTAAAGTCAGTATATATAAGTTTATTTATGCAGCATTTAAAGCATATCAAAAGATATCCAATGCTTCATTAGTTAATTTTTGTTCTTCAATCCATGCTGGATTAAGTTGAGTCTTTGCAGTATCAATATATTTTGGAGGCATTTTAAAATCATCATCTATATCATAAGAACCACTTTGAAATTTCTTTCCTGTAGCATAATACATTTCTTCTTTTGGTTCCATAGCAGATGAAGCAACACTCTCTGAGTATGCTGAAATTTCTTGAGTATCAGCCGCTGAAGTAGTAGTAACTTCAAATGATTCTAGGTATTCCTGTACTTCTTCCTTAGTGTTAAGATTATTTTCTTTAGCAATTTCTGCTGCAATCTCATCTGCTTGATTTGAATCTAATGCACTTTCACCAACTTCCATATTCCACAAATCCTTTCCTTTTTGAGTTAAAGGTTTAGCAGGATCTGGAACAGAATCCTTTTCAACTGGTGCCTCAGGATCTAACCCAATTTCCTTTTGGAGTTTCTCTTTAGGTGTCTCTTTGGGATTAGTAGGTCCTTTCGTATTTTTATTATCATTTAACACAGGAATAGGAGCTCCTCCCTGTTCACTTACTTCAACTGGTGCTAACCCTTTCTTTACATTTGCAGTAAATCCAGCTGTTGTTACTGCTTCTCTTGTTCTTGGAAAAACACCAATTATAACAGGAAATCCTTCATCAGGTGCCATATAAAAACCAAAAACCATATCACCTTGAGTAATTCTTAATGACCTTGATCTTCCTCCACCTCCACTACCATCACTTACCCCAAGCATTGCTGTTGCAGTATGAACTTCATCATCTTTAATAGATTCATCAGTATATGCACCAAAAATCCTTACTTTATATCTCCATCCCCACCCAAATCCATCTATCTGTTTCTTCTGATGAGTTGCATCAACAACACGACCCATCCAAAACTTGGTGTCTTCTCCAAAAAATTCATCAGGTTTTTTATTCTTTGCCATTATAATATCTCCTTATTTTGTATGTAGTCCATAAGTATCACGGGCAAGAGTCATAGAAGTATATGATCTATTAGGATCAAAATGATGACAAAGATGAAGAATAAGATAATTACCACTTTGTTGTTGACTAGCAACACCTTCTTCCTTTTTCTCTCCTGGAAATTCAAATTCACATCTAACAAGATCACCTACAACTAATTCTAAATTACAAGGAACTTGAATAGTAACCATCTGAGAATGTAGAAGTTTATATCTCATTCTAGATTTAGCTTGCCATTCACGTGGACTATTATTCTGCACTATAGAAGGATCTTCTTCTAAACTACCAACATCCTCCACCATAAAAGTAACTTTACCACCATCTTCAAGTTCACCTGCTATATCTGATTTTTTACCAAGAGTATTAGTTGGACCATCTTGACCCAATTTAAAAATTTGCTCTGTTTTCTCTAATGTTCTTGGATCTATAAAAACATTTCGACTAGAATATGTTCCATCTTTTACAGCATCTATAACATCCTGATCTTTAGACATTATAGGTGGTCTTAAAATTTTAAAATCATTTTCATCATCTGCTTTTATTGCACCAGAATAAGTATAAGTATGTGTGGATTTATAACCATCATTAGACATTTTCTCCTTTCCTTCACTAATTAAATTATCAATAGATTTAAAATTATATCCATTCTGATTTTGATAGAAGAAATATCCAGGATCACCCTTTACTGGAACAGATTTTCTACATAATGAATTTACTATATCTAAAAATCCCTCATTCTTAGTAATAAAATTATATGAATTTTTAGTTTCATCTACATCAAATTTTACTTTAGAAGATATATAATCTCCCATAAGTTTTTTAACAGTATCACTAATTTTTCCCTTATACTTTCTATTAAGAGGGGTTTTAGAATTTTTAATTCCCAAATTAGATGTCATGTATAAAAATACAGCAGATCTATTACCTTCTTGAACTATAGTCGGTGCACTATTAACTGTAAGATCACCATATTTTATTATTAATTTACCAGAAGTATGTTCTATATCAACCTCAACAGTTTCTAATCCAGTAATTGGTAATCCATCTTTTATACTAGTTTTTCTTTCATTAGAATCTTGTGCCTTATCAGCATCAACTGAACCACCAGCATCAATAAATGTTGCTGTAGCAGTAACCATAGGAGAATATAAACTTTCATAATAATTAAAATCTATAATTTTACCCTTAAGATCAGCAGTCTTACGTTTACTAGAAGCCCTTCCTGATTTAACAGTTTTATGGATTTTTATATCAGAATATAATGCTGATTTAGATGCGTTTGCCATATCTTAATTCTCCACAATAGTTTGAGTAGCAAGAATCACAGTCCTTGGTTTTCTTTTATTCGACTTTAATGAATTTAAATCAATATTAACTTGAGAATTACCACTAACATACTTTTTATAATCAGTTTTAAAATCTTTAAACCCAGATACAGTTTTTGGATAATCCGATCTTTGTGGTGTATTTGGTGTTATTACTTCTTTACTATTTGATAAACTATTTGATAAATCAGTTGATGATGCCACTTGCTCTTTTGTTGGATTCGTAGATAAAGTAGAATCTTTCTTCAAAGATTCTGGGTCATCATTAATTACATGATCCATTAACTTCTCAGCTTCAGGAGAAACCTTAAGTTTAGTTTCACTTCCATCACTTGTAGTTGCACTTGTGGTTGAATCTCCACCCTCTACTTCTGGAAATTCTGCACCAGATTTCGATTTAGCTTTATCAGCTTCCCCTTTCAACTTTTTACCTAATTTCTCTAATGGTTCTATTTTCTTAAGATGACCTTGTAAATTAGTAATGGTAGAATCCAATTCTTTCATTTTCTTTGCATCTTTACTTTCTTCCATCCCACTAATAAAATTAACAATCATCATAAATCCCTTACCAAGCACATTTATTGCTTTCCCAATTCCATCAAAAATTGCTCTATTATTTTCATAAAATGTCCTTATTGCTTCTGTTATTTTTTCTATATTATTAACAAGAGTAGCCATAATAAGGGGCATTGCCAATGATATCATACTATCAAATATTGATTTTACACCACGACCTATTTTTTTACCAACTTTTTTAACACCTTTACCTATACGCTTAAGTGGAGATTTCTTCTTTTCTAATTTTTTTTCTTCTTCAGATCTATCAGATGCAAATTGTGCTTGTTGATCAAGACTTTCTTTCTTAGCATTAATTTTTTTCAAACTATTACTACGATCAATAAGAATACTTTTAATATTAGTAACATTTAATTTGAGTTTAGTAACTCCACTTTCAGGTAATTTTAATGTTTTCATATTATACTATCCCAAGAAGTTCTGGAGTTTCTTCCATATATGGATTTAACTTATTAGTAGGACTAATAATTTCAACTTCATTTACATCATCTTGATTACCTGAAGTTATAGGAGAACCATCCTTTCTAATACGACCCAAATCAATATCAATAAATGCATCTTCTTCTGGTGCTTGATTCAATCTTGCAGCTTGTTCATCAATACCTGATTTTGTATTAATTTTTATTCTTTCAGCTTGAGTTGTTGCTTCAGAAACTATTCTTTGTTCATGTTTTGCTCTAATAGCATCCTGTTGCTTAGCCCAATCTTCATCCCATTTTTTATTCCAATATTTCCAATCTACTTTTTCATCACCAACTTTACTTGCCATTGCCTTTTCTTTCCACTCTTCTCTGGCTGCCTTTTTCTCTGCCTCCATTTCATCTCGCATTTCATCCCTAATATCATCAATTCTAATCTGCTCATTCTTAAAATCTCTCCATGCTGCTTTCTGTGCCTCAGTTCCATGTTCTTCAACACTTATTAATCTTTTACCTCCTGGACCAGTAATCATTCCAGTATTAGTTATTCCTAATTCATGTAATTTTTCTTTCTTTTTATTATTCTCTGCATGAGCATCTACAAATTCCTCACCACCAACAAACTTTTTATGAATCCATCGACCACCTTTCCATACACCATATCCTATGGCAATAGCAGCCATAATTTTCCATGCAAGTGGATTTGCAAATATTCCAAGAGCAGCACCAAGACCACCTATTATACTAACAAGTCCACCTAAAGCAGTTAAAGCAGCAACACCAGCAACAGCACCCAATACCCATTTCCAATGTTTTGCTATAAACTTAAAGAAATTACCAACCTTTTCCTGATTCTTCTCATCCTTTAACCAATCAATAGCATTATTAGCAAAAACTGCAGTTCCTAAAAGTGCTACTACTTCTTTAATTTGATCAAATATACCAGTAACGGGTTTTGCTGCAGCTCCACCAACACTACCTGCAGCACCTTTTGCTGCACCCATTCCTTTCCGTCCAACACCCTTCAACCCTTCTATCATCCTCTCCTTCATAGATCTTTTTCTTTCTGCCTTCTCTTCTCTTTGATTTGCCAATTCCTCCTTTGCTATTTCTTCACGACGTGAAAAATCCAAAGCCAATAAAACACCAATTTCTTCGAGAGTATTATTTACTTCTGCTAATGGATCTTCATTTCCACCAAAAGGTTCTTGTGCTTTAATTACATTCTTTAGAAGAGTAATCTTCTTAGCATTAATTTTAATATTTTGTTCGTTCTGATCTATCTTTACTGTATTATCATTTATTTTACCACGATTCTTTCTTACAAATGTAGTAAGGTGACTAATAGTTGCATGAATCTTATTAGTCTCCTGCTTCATATTTTCATGTGAAGCAACATCACCTTTACCTACAAGAGTATCTGTAGTATCTAAAAGACTTGAAGATTTAATTTTTGCTGGTTGAATTCCTAACTTAGATCCACCAAAATCCATTTTGGGAATAGAAGATCCACCACCAAAAGATTTACTAGTAATATTTAATTTTAATCCCTTAACTGCCACTTTGTTGTTGTTTTAAATTTTCCTCTTCTATATGTTGTTTTAGTAGAGTTACATAAATTTCCCTTTCCCAAGGTATCATATTCTCTAGCTCAGTTAATGAATATTTATGATGTTGAATCAAAGCAAAGTTAATCTTATAGTATGACTCAAGACTAGTATGAGCCATACCTAACTGAAAAAACTTGCTAGTCCCTCCAGTAATACTTCAGATTCAACACCAGTCTTTGGATTTGTTACCTTAAGTTTATGAGAAAGTTTAGGCATTGTCTCAAAAAACTTTTCAATCTCTTTAAATTGTTTAGTGTTTAATTGTTCAATAAACTCTGTCAATTCTTTAGTAGTAGACTCTGATGCATCCCAACTTTCTTCATCATTATAAATCATATCCATACAGGAAGTAATCATGCTAAGTGATTTAGCAACACTATCTCCAGTATCATCAGAAACCTCAAAATTATTATCAATAAATTGTGCTACAGAAGGATACTTTAATTTTAATGAAAGTGTATCATCAAGTTTTACAGTATCTTTATGTTTTCTATTCTTCTTAACTTTAATAGAATCAATATTAACATCTATTTCAACTGTAGTTCTATTATCATCTGGACAAGTAACATTTACCTCTACAGATTCACCCACAGATTTTGCACGAATATTTAAAAACAAATATTCAATATCAAACGTTGCCAAACTTGCAACATCAATACCTTTTGTAAGAATACAATCAGTAAGTATCTGTATAATAGAATTAGTAATCTGAGACATATCTTCAGATTCTAAAGCCATTACAAGAATTTTCTCTTCTCTAACAAGAAAAGGACGATATTTAACCTTCTTATTATTAGAAGGAAGAACCAATTCATAAGTTGGTGTATTAATTTTTGGTAAAGGCATAATAATCTTTCAATATATTATATAGGAGGTTATTTAGAATAAATCATCAAACCAACCAGTAAAGAGATCTTTCCATTCATGATGATTCAATCTTTTCATTATATATCTGTCATAATTAAAACTAACAGATACTTTTAACAACTCTGCAGCACCATAAGTAACAGGAACAGGTGTAATAGATTTAGGGAACGCATTTATAAATTGATATTGTATCTCATTATCATAATCCCTTTCAAATTTTGTAATTGTCATTGAATCTACTTTATAATCATCTGGATACTTCAATCTTCTATAAAAAGGTTTAACACTCTCATTAAGACCAGTTCCATAAGCACCACTTGTAATATAATCCATCCATCCTTCAAAAAATCTCAGCATAGTATAATTTTTATCAACGTAAAAAGTAAAATCAATATCTGTATACAATCTTGTATGAGCAAACTCTTGCGGGACACCCATAAAATTATCCTTTACTTCACCAGTTGCAAATGCACTAGCAGGTAATGATGCATCTGCACAAAGAATTCCAGCATCTCTTGCTATAAACTCTTTCATATCATCAAAACCAGTTCTACGCTCAAGATACCTCATTATAGTTGATTTTAATGAAGAGAAATGAACAAGGTAATGATTGTTCATTGCCAAGTTACCAAACTTCTGTTTGGCCTCATTCATTGTAATTTTCTTGACTAACGATTCTGCCACTCTAAATATTTACTATGATATTCATATTTATTTATGGCCTATAAAGGAAAGTATAAGCCAAGGTGCCCTTACAAGTATAAAGGCGATCCAACTACTATTATATACCGTTCTCTCTGGGAACGTAAATTTATGCAATATTGTGACTCCAATATCAATATTCTTGAATGGGGAAGTGAAGAAATGTATGTATGGTATAAATCTCCAATAGATAATAGACCACATAGATATTTTCCAGATTTCTATATTAAATTAAAAGAAAATACTGGAAGAATTAAAAAATATATTATTGAAGTTAAACCCAAAAAACAAACATCACCACCAGTTAAATCAAAACTTAAAACTAAAAGTTATATGCGTGAAGCATTTGAATATGCAAAGAATCAAGCAAAATGGAATGCAGCAGAAGATTGGTGTGCAGATAGAGGTTATGAATTTAAAATACTCACAGAAAACGAATTAGGAATCAAATGAGTCGTGTTACTTCAATAAGAGAAAATCTAATTGGAACTGAAGATCCTGATGATCTAATGATGGATATTATAAGTTCTTTAGAAGAGGGTGATAAAATTCCTAGTCCTGGAAAATTTTATGTTTTTGTATATAATCCAAAAACACCTAATATTAGATATGATCAAAATCCATTAGTTGCTGTAACAGATATTTTTGAATGGGGTTTTCGTGGTATCAATTTTCATTGGGGGCAAACACGCCAATATACATGGAGTGAAGTAGCTGGAGGTCTCTATGAAGTACATGATGATGAACTAAATGACTTAGATAGAATACCTTTCGCAAAATTCCGTCTAAATAGTTAAAATAATAAGGGTCGATTTCTATAATGGTACTTGGACAAGTTGTTAATCAAGCAAAACAAACAATAGGAAATATTGCATCTAGCCTATCAGTAGACCAATTAGCAGGTCAAATGCAAGGAGGGATATTAAGATATCCATATGAAGCAATGACAGAATCAACTGATTATTTACAGGTTGATGTTCTGGAATATAGACCCATAGGAAAGGGAAAAACTGGAGAACTTATTACTAGACCAGGTGGTAGAAATAATACATTAAATAATAGACTTGGATGGACTTCAATTGGTGGATTATCTTCTAGAGTTTTAAAAAATACAGGAACTATATTATTACAAATTCCCTCAAATATACAAGATTCAAATGATGTTGATTATGGATCTTCTAGTTTAAATGGATTATCAGCTGCAGGAGCAAAAGCATTTCAAGATGTAGCAACTGGTGATTTTGCAACTGCAGAAGGTAGAGAAAAAATGAAAAGTAATGTTGGTGATACTCTTAAAAAAGTAACAAATGATATTGGAGGAATGGATGGTGCTGCAGATATTTTAACTAAACAACTTGCGGCAAGAGCAGTAAATACATTTGGAGGAAATATTAGTGGAAACCAACTACTAGCAAGATCTGAGGGTTCAATTATGAATCCAAATATGGAACTCTTGTTTAATGGTCCAAAATTAAGAAACTTCCGATTCTCTTTTAAAATGACTCCCAGAAATGCTCAAGAATCAGAGCAGATAAAATTAATTATCAGGACATTTAAAAGAAATATGGCACCAAAAACAAAGACAGCAACTAGTAATAAAGGTAACTTCTTTATAAAAACACCTAATGTTTTTGAATTAAGATATAGAAGTGGTAATCAAGATCACCCATTTCTACATAAATTTAAACAATGCTTTTTGACTAATGTATCAGTTAATTATACAAGTGATGGTGTATATGCAACATATGAAGATGCAACACCTATTTCTATGCAACTAGATTTAGAATTTAAAGAACTTGAACCAATTTATGATGTTGATTATGATTCAGATACAGGAATGGGAGGAGTAGGATACTAATGGGATACTTTAGAGAAATACCAAACTTAAGATATCCATCATTCTTATCGGATAGAAAATCATCCTTAGAATATGTTGAAACTAAAAATTTATTTCGTAGAATCAAATTAAGAGATGATCTACAAAATATAGTTACAGTATTTGATAGATATGAAATACCTGAAGGTGTAAGACCAGATAATGTTGCAGAAGAATTATATGGTAGTGATGAATTAGATTGGGTTATTTTAATATCTGCAGGTATTACTAATGTTAGAAATCAATGGCCATTATCAAGTAAAGATGTCTATGACTTTGCATTAGAAAAATATGGAACAACTTTAAATAATACTAGATTTTATGAAACCAGAGAAATAAAAGATAGTAAAGGTAGATTAATTATTCCAGAAGGAAAAATTGTAGATTCAAACTATTCTATTACATTCTACGATAATGGATTATCAACTAATGTAACTGTTTCTGGAGTAACTGCTAGAACAGGAATATCCAACTTCTTATATGAAAGTAGATTAAATGATGATAAAAGAAATATATACGTCTTAAAAACAGGATTCTTACAACAATTCCTAAATGACTTTAGAGATGCTATGATTTATGATGATTCCTCAGAATATATTGATGATTATATAATTCAAACAGAAAATACAAATATAACAATGCCATAAAAAAAGGGGTCGTAAGACCCCTTTCTAATATCAACTTTCAGCTAATTGTTGAAAGTAACTTAAAGCATCATCTTCCTCTTCAGCACCAGTTCCTCTTCCTGCACTAGCAGCAGAAGTAACTAATTGTTCTGCGGAACCACGATCATTATCTTCCTCTATAACTTCAGGATCCTGACGAACTTGGGTTTTATTTCCAAGAACATAACCAAGACGCTTCTTCAAATCTTCATAAGACTTGAATTGATCAGCAGCAACGAACTCTTGAAGAGAACTTTGCTTCTTCCAAAGTGCTTCTAATGCATCATCGTCATCTAATAGAGGACTTTGAGCAGCAAACTCAGAAGAGTCATAATTACGATATCCAGCAACGTTCTTTGCCTTCAACTTGAAGTTAGCACCTTGCCAGAAATCAAATGGATCAATTGCTTCTTCATCCTC